CTCAAAAAAGTATTTTAGATACTTTAGACCAAGTAAAAAACGTGTCAGATGAAGGTTCAATCTTTGTTCAAGAAAAATCACTTAAATTCTGTAAACAACAAGAACTACAAAAAGTTATGACTAAAGCCCAATCAATTATTGATAAAGGTGAATTTGAAAGTTATGACCACTTAGAAGAAATGGTTAGAGGAGCGTTACAAGTTGGTGAAGTAGATAAAGGGACAACCGATGTTTTCTTCAACCTTGATGAGGTTTTAGATGACGATTATAGACACCCCATTCCAATTGGAGTTCCAGGTATTGACAATCTTCTTCGTGGCGGTTTGGCAAAAGGAGAAATTGGTGTTATCTTAGCACCCACAGGTGTAGGTAAATCAACTTTCACTACAAAAATTGCTAACCATGCATTTAATTTAGGTTATAATGTTTTACAAGTGTTTTTTGAGGATAACCCAAAAATCATACAAAGAAAACATATTACACTTTGGACTGGAATGCATCCTGATGATTTAACTGAAAACAGAGATGATGTAGTAGAAAAAGTTAGACACATTCAATCAACTATGAAAAATAAGTTGATATTGAAAAAGTTACCTTCGGATACGGTAACAATGAACCAAATAAAAAATCAAGTTAGAAAAATGATAGCCGAAGGAACAAAGATTGATGTTATCATTTTAGACTATATTGATTGTGTGGTTCCTGATAAAATGTTAAGTGATGAGTGGAAAAGTGAAGGTTCAGTAATGAGAGCATTTGAGGCTATGTGTCATGAATTAGATATTGCCGGTTGGACTGCAACTCAGGGTAATAGAAATTCAATATCATCTGAAGTTGTTACTACAGACCAAATGGGTGGGTCAATTAAAAAGGCACAAGTGGGTCACGTAATTATAACTGTCGCTAAAAGTTTACAACAAAAAGAAATGAACTTAGCGACGATAGCAATTACAAAATCAAGAATTGGAAAAGACGGTATTGTCTTTGAAAACTGTAAGTTTGATAATGCAATGCTTGATATAGACACAGAACAAAGTGTAACGTTCTTAGGTTTAGAAGAACAAAAAGAAGAAAAAAATAGAAATAGAGTTCGAGAGCTTTTAGAAAAGAAAAAGCAGAAAGAACAAGAATCAAAAAGTAATTAATTTAAATTTTATTATGGAAAAAATATTAACAGAAAATCCTGGTCGGTTCGTTATCTTCCCAATTGAACACAATGATATATGGGAATTTTACAAACAACACCAAGCAGCGTTTTGGACCGCTGAAGAAATCGATTTAACAAATGACATCAGAGATTGGGAATCTCTTACTGAGAATGAACAATATTTTGTTAAAAATGTTTTATCATTTTTTGCGGCATCTGATGGTATCGTAAATGAAAATTTAGCCGAAAACTTTTATAGAGAGGTTCAATACCCTGAGGCTAAATTCTTTTATGGGATGCAATTAGCAATGGAAAACATTCACTCACTTATGTATTCATTATCGATTGACACTTACATCAATAATCCAAAAGAAAAGGATGAATGTTTTAACGCGATTGATAGATTACCTGCAGTTCAAAAGAAAGCTAAGTGGGCTTTAGAGTGGATTGAAAATGCTTCGTTTGCTGAAAGATTAGTTGCGTTCGCCGCGGTTGAAGGTATCTTTTTTTCAGGTTCATTCTGTTCAATCTTTTGGTTGAAATCAAGAGGTATTATGCAAGGACTATGTAACGCTAACTCACTTATTTTTAAAGATGAAAATTTACATTGTGATTTTGCAATTCACTTATTGAATAATCACGTAGAAAAAAGACCATCAGAAAAAAGAATAAAAGAAATTATTTTGTCAGCTTTAGAAATTGAAAAAGAATTTATCACAGAATCTCTACCTGTTTCTTTAATTGGTATGAATTCTAATTTAATGAAACAATATTTGGAATTTGTTGTTGATGGATTATTAGTTAAGTTAGGTTGTTCTAAAGAATTTAACGTTGAACAACCCTTTAAATTCATGGAACAAATCGCTGTGGAAACAAAAGGTAATTTCTTTGAGTCTAGAACAGTTGAATACCAAAAAGCGAAGTTAAACGAAACCATAACATTTACAGACGATTTTTAAATTATAAACTATGTCATTAAAAATTAATAAAAGAGGAGGGGAAAGTGCTTCATTTAACCCACAGAAAATTTACAATAGAGTAAAACGTGCTGCGAAAAGTCTTAGCGTAAACTCTGATGAAATATTCATAAAAGTGATAACGTCAGTACCAACTGAGGGTGAGATTACAACAAAAGAGTTGGATAAATTGATATATGAAATCGCTGCATCATATACTGGTAGTCACCACGACTATTCCAGATTGGCATCATCAGTTGCTATTTCATCATATCATAAAGAAACAAATGATAGTTTTTCACAAACTATGATGTTACTATATGAGGATGGTGTTGTTAATGAAAAATTAATTGAAACAATTAAAGAATATGGTGAAGACACTATTGACGCAGTTATCAACCATGAAAATGACTATAATTTTGATTACTTTGCTTGGCGTTCATTACAAGAAATGTATTTGTTAAAAAGACCAAACGGACAAGTAATTGAAAGACCTCAACATATGTATATGAGAGTTGCTTTATGGGTTACGGATTCTTTTGAGGCTGCCGCTGAATATTATAAATCGTTGTCCAACCAATTGATTTCAAAGGCAACCCCAATCATGATTAATGCTGGAACTAAGGTTCCCCAACTTGCTTCTTGTGTATTACATTATAATAATTCAGATTCAAGAGACGGTTTACTTGGAACACTTAATGATATATCAACATTCTCATCAGACGCTGCAGGTATTGGTTTATCCATGTCTAACATCAGAAGTAAAGAAAGTAGAATTTCATCATCAGGTGGTTATGCAGGAGGATTGTTAAAATATTTAAAAATTGTTAATGAGTCATTAAGATACTTTAACCAACAAGGAAGAAGACCGGGAAGTGCTGCGATATACATCGAACCATGGCACAAAGACATTATTGATTTATTAGATATTAAAAAGAACACAGGTGCTGAAGAATTAAGAGCTCGTGATTTATTTACAGCAATTTGGATTCCCGATAACTTTATGAGAGCGGTAAAAAATAATTCAGATTGGTATTTGTTTTGCCCTAATGACATCATTAAGGCCGGTTTAAAACCTTTACAAGAATGTTACGGAGAGGAATATGAAGAAATGTATAATAGAGCAGTTCAAATGGGGTTAGGTAAAAAAGTATCTGCTCAAACTATTTGGAGTAAAATTATTGAATCACAAATTGAAACTGGTGTTCCTTATTTATGTTCTAAAGATAATGCTAATAAAAAAACCAATCATCAAAATATTGGTGTAATTAAACAATCCAATCTTTGTAATGAGATTTACCAATATACCGACGAAAAGACGACAGCGATTTGTACTCTTTCATCTATGGTCCTTAAAAACTTTGTTGAGGGCGGTAAATTTAACTTTGAGTTGTTATTTAACGAAGTTAGAAAAGTTGTTAGAGCTTTGAATAAAGTTGTTGATATTAATAACTATTCAACTGAAAAAGGTAGAAAGGGTGGTTTAGAACAAAGAGCAATCGCGATTGGAACTCAAGGTTTAGCCGATGTATTCTATTTAATGGATTATATATTCACATCAGAGGAAGCTAAAAAATTAAATAAAGATATTTTTGAAACTATCTATTATGCCGCTATTTTTGAAAGTAACCAACTTTGTAAAGAAGGTAAGTATCAACAATACACATACTTCAATAATTCACCAATGTCAAAAGGTATTTTCCAATATGATATGTGGGGATTAAATGAAGACAATCTTTCAGGAATGTGGGATTGGGATAAGTTAAAAGAAAATGTTAAAGAACATGGAATTTGTAATTCATTATTCACCGCTCAAATGCCGGTAGCGTCTTCTGCTAAGATTACAGGTTCATTTGAAATGACCGAACCTGCACACTCGGCGTTATTTAATAGAAGAGTTGTGGGTGGTGAAATTATG